ACCTTGACGGACTCCGGAAGAATCAGTCTGCCATCCACACGCTGCGTGGTAAGGAAGCCGACCTGATCGGTGCGGGCGTACAGCTCGTTGAGACGGCGGAAGGTGCGGTTCTGTCTGTCAGCTACCCAGTAGTTCTTCATGTCACCGAAAAGGAGAACACGCTCGCCCTTTGCGATACCCGGCATAAAGGAAGAGGTGCGGATGGGTCTGCCGAGCAGCGTATCCGGCTTTGCGATGTCGAGAGACGGCTTCCAGAGGTAGTTGTCGTTCTTGTCCTTGAGCTTCATGAGCTGAAGCAGGATGGTCTCGTTGCAGACAAACTGTGCGTTTCTGCGGTAAGGAGACTTCAGGCTGTAGTAGAGATCAAAGATCTCATCGAAGGTGATCGCAGTCTGCGAAGCGGCAGTCACGCCAAGCTCTGCACCGCCGGTCTCATCGAGGATACCGAGAGGCTTCTTGTCGCCGTCACCGGTGAAGAACGCACGCTCCTCGGCATTACCCATTGCCACACCGAAACGTGCAGCGATATACGATGCGAGGTCGAAAGCGGAGTCGTGCAGAAGCTCGTTGCTGATCTTGATCATTGTGCCGAGCTTATATGCGGAGAGGGTTGTCTGACCGAATCTGGTGTCGGTCTCCGGGATCTCCTCACCCTCATCGATCCACTGTGCTTCCATCGTATCGTTGGCGATAGGGATCTTGCGGGTACCGCTGTTAGTCTTGATAACCGTTGCCATCTGGCGGAAGATGTTGTTTTCTTCCAGTGCCTGGATCAGTCTGCGCTCGAATTCGTCCGGAACGGTGTAGCCGCCCTCGGTGTCCTCACCGACAGAGAGTGCGTTGCGGACCGCAAGCTGGTCGCCCTTGTTGCGGATCATATCCCAGAATGCACTCTTGTACTCGTCAGTAGCCGTAGGATTTGCAGGCGGTGTGTTCTTTGTACCGGGTGCATTGGTGACCGGCTTGCTGGTCGGTGCGGAAAGAGCCGCATCCAGTGCAGCCTGCTGTTCGAGACGCTCGATCTCTGCGCCGAGGGCCTGAACCTCACCGGCCATTTTGTTGTACTGCTCAACTGCGGAAGCCTCCACGAGACCGTTCTCGCCACGGTGCTTTTCGAGGAATGCCTTTGTCTGCTCCCACAGGGTATTACGCTTGCTGCGAAGTTCCATGATCTTGCTCATATCTTTTCTCCATTTCTCCGGATAGAATCCGGTGTTGCATAAAAATACAGCCTGCTTATCTCATAAAAGCAAGCTGCTGTTTCAGAATCTCATACGGCATAGAGCCGTCTGCGGTCTTTCCGTCCATGCCGATCACAGGCATATCCGTGACGGTGACAGTTACCCCCTTTTTCGGAAGGTTTCTGTGTGTCAGCCTTGTCATCGGGAGTGTCGTCTGTACCTTCGTTTTTGGCGGAAGCGGTGATCTTTCCCAGTATGGTCTGTCCCATGACACGGGTACTGTACTCCCAAAGGGCATCGCCGGTGTCCAGCTTGAACGGCTTTTTGTCTTTTTCCTTCTCATCGCCCTCATCGTCACCGCCTTCCTCATCGGGCTTCTCAGGCTCGTCCGGTTTGTCCGGCTCATCCTCCTTCTTGTCCGGCTCATGTTTTTCATCAAAGAGGATCACATCGGCAAAGCCAAGCTCCACCGCCTTTTTTGCATTGATCCATGTCTCGTCAGACATGAGCTTGCTGATACGGCTGCGGGAAAGACCTGTTTTTGCCGCATATGCGTTGATGATGCTCTCTTTGACTTCATTCAGCGTTGCTATGGCTTTTTCCATATCCTTTGCATTGCCGAATGCGATGGTGGACGGGTCGTGGATCATAAGAAGTGCAGTCGGAGACATCTGCACGGTATTGCCTGCCATTGCAATTACAGATGCCGCCGAAGCAGCGATACTTGCGATCCTGACAGTAACATTGTGCGGATAATCACGAATCATCGTGTAAATTTCGGCTGCTGCGAAAACGTAGGGTAGGCAAGTGTCGCCTTGCTGTATTGCTACAGTAGGTTTACACAAGCCCCCCCTCCGAACCGGACTTACCCCTCTCAGAGTATCCGGCTCTCCATTTGCGTTCAATCAACTTTGTTTCCCGTGAATCTTCTTGTGGCATTCCCGACATACCACAAGCGTTTTTCGCTTTTTTGCTATCATAATTTGTTCCCAGAGTGTTTTCCCTTTGAGATTTTTCACTTTGTTTACGTGATGAATCTCGTAATGCTCGCTGTTCTCACTGCCGCAGAGTTCGCATTTTCTTGCTTTAAGCCTGTCCTCAAATTTTGTACGACTGTGTAGATGTTGTATTGTCAATATCGGAATGGTATCCGTTCCGTTCTTGACATTTGCGCAGTCTGCTTGTGTGGGAAGTGCTGCGATTTTCTGTCCCTTTTTGGTTTCATAGGGTACACCCCAGCTCTTACCGTTGGCATATTTATTCCGAATCTTTTTCAGACTCGTTCTATGCTTTGCGGCAAGTGTTTTCAGGCAACTGTACTCCATAAGGTAACAGAAGTAATGCAAATCTGAGTAGTTGCTGGCAAGATTATAGTAATTACAAATGCCTCTGATTTCTGCACCGTATGCGGTCACTATTTCAAGGTCTGTCAAATGCAGCAATCTATCTCTGTGGCATGGTGTAAGTTTCCCGTTTTTAAGGTAGACAATACCGTGAGAAAAAAGGAATTTTTCAATTTTGTCTTTTATGGGAACTGTGCGTTCTACTTTGTTGCTCAGGGTTCTGACTTTACGTCCTGCCTTAGTCTTTTTTACCTTACTGTCTCTGCGCACTCGAATGTCATAGCCTAAAAACCGCGCTTTATTGTTGCTGTGTGTAATGAGCGTTTTTTCTGCGCTCAGTTCCATTTTTAGCTCTTCTGCAACATATTCTGTCAATTCTTGTTTGATTCGTTCGCAGTCCTCTCGGCTGCCGACTACACCAATGATAAAATCATCTGCATAGCGGACGTATGATAGGCGTTTATCTGTCTGTGAAACACAAGGCGTGTTTCTCTGGCGTTTACGGACTTCTTTCAGTTCCCTTATCAACCCTGCCTTTTCTTCTCCCTCTGCACGGCTGATTTTGGTTTTAATTGCGCGTAATTCATGCTGTAATTTAGAGTATTCCGGAGTGTATGCGCGTTCTCGCGGCTTATAACAGTTCCGGCGTATTACCATTACTTTCTTGTCCAATTCATGCAGGTAAATATTAGCAAGAATCGGGGAAATGATACCGCCTTGCGGCGTTCCGCTGAATGTTTTGTTGTATCTCCAGTCCTCTAAATATCCGGCTTTCAGGATTTTCCAAAGGAGTTGGATAAATCGTGCGTCTTTGATTTTGCGGTTCACAATGGAGACAAGTGTTTCATGGTCAATGTTGTCAAAACAGCCTTTAATGTCACCCTCAACAAACCATCTTACTCCTGTAAACTCGTGTTTGATTTGTTCCAGTGCTGTATGACAGCTCCTGTTAGGTCTGAACCCATGTGAAACATCTAAGAAAATCGGCTCATATACCGCTTCCAAAATCATTCTCATGACTTCCTGCACCAATTTATCCGTAAAAGTAGGAATACTAATCGGGCGCATTTTCCCATTGGATTTTTCAATATAGGTTCTTCGTGTGGGTTTTGGCTGATACGTACCATTCCGCAAACTTTCGGTTATGGAATGAATATATTCCACGCTGAACCCGTCTGCTGTATCATCGTCTATTCCTTTGGTCGCTGCGCCGCTGTTTGCGTACAGATTCTTATATGCGATAAAATAAATATCCTCTCGCAACAAATATCTGTACAAGCGTGTAAATACTTCGTCGGGATGTTTTAGGGAATTTTCGTTGATTCTCGCCAAAATCTCTATTGTTGAATTCATATGAGGCTTTCCTCTCTAATCAAGTTTTGATTTTGGTACACACAAACTGTCTCCCTTCGCCATGTAGACGGCGTTACCGTCCTCGGACTACTATGGAGACTCCGTTACCCTGTCGGATATTCAGTGTCATCTTTCTTGCGTTTCACGGCTTGAAATTTATCACCTTTCGGTATTACACATAGACTTTTCAGTCATTCCGATTTAGGTAATCCTCAGTTAGCGTTGTTAATAGGTGTTGTGGATTGTCGGATATGCTTTCGTTTCGTTTGCACAAGTTCTCTTGCACGTGGCTTGAAGTATCTGACAACACAATAATCGGTAACTTACATTATTGTTCTTCAAGCGAGAAGTTTCAGGCACTTTCTTCTCTCCACCCGGGAACGGACACTGGAAACTCACATTCACCAAACCCAGATTTATCCTCATATCCACTTGCCATTGCGGTTCAGTCGTGCCCGAATGCCTTTAGGCAACTTACCGCTTTCCTGCCGTGCTATGTTCCCGTATCAGCTTTCGCCTTTCGGTTAGGCAGGTTGGCTGCTGCGTTATCTTACAGCGTAGTACCTTAAGCTACTTTTAACAACGCCCTATCTGAGCGCACATTGCCGCCCGGCGAATTGATCCAGAGCGTGAGGTCGCCGTCCTCGGCATACAGCTCATCTCTGAAATCCTGCGGCGTGATCTCATCACCCCAGAAGGAATCCGAATCGATCGGTCCCTCAAGGCGGAGAACTCTGCCGCCGCTGTCATCGTGAATATAGTCCCAGAATTTCGGCATTTACATCCCTCCGTTTCGTACTCGTTTCCTGCGTTTCTTTCGCAGGAATCTGTCATCAGTTGATTCTTCATCGGGTTCGTCCTGTTCCTCTGTATCTGTCTGTTCCGGTTCGTCAAGATCATAGGCGGCACCTGCATCCTGCAGTTTATTGTAGCTGCCGTTGAGGTAATAATCGTCACCGCCAAGCTCTGCCGGAATAAGATCCATATTTTCAAGACGGCGTACATCATTCGGGCTCATAAAGCCGTTGCCGACACCGATCGCATAAGCGTTCATTCTGCTCTGATAATCTCCGCGCATCAGACCGTCCACGTTGAATTTCGGAAAATATACATCCTGTTCTTCTTCCAGCAGAAGGTCTTTGATGATGCCTTTTTCAATGCGGATGATCCACGGCATGAGCGAATACTGCACAAATGCGATGCCCTGATGCTCGATGTTATTGAAGGTGCTGCGCTTCAAGTCCTGCACCAGATGGGGCGGCACCTGAAACATTCGGCAGATCTCCTCCACATCGAATTCGCGGGTGGAAAGAAACTGCGAATCCTCCGGCGGCAGCGATATCGGCTTATACTGCATTCCTTCTTCGAGGACTGCAATGCGGTGAGCGTTTCGTGAACCACCGTACACTCTCGTCCAGTTCTCACGGATTTTTTCGGGATTCTTTAGTACGCCCGGATGCTCCAGAACACCGGCAGGCTGCGCTCCATTTTTGAAGAAAGCACTGCCGTAACGCTCCACTGCCATTGCTGCACCCAGTGCATTTTTCATCATTGCAATGGGAGAAAATCCCACCAGACCGTTGAATCCGAGACCGGGAATGTGCAGTATCTCATCTCGCTGAAAGATGATATCCTTGTCATGCTCTCCCGGTTTTTCATCAGTGTAGGCGTGATAGGTGTAGATCAGGTCGCCGCTTTTCGGGTCACGGTCGATCTCGACACTCTCCGGCAGTAGCGGATACAGACCGACGATTCCGTTTTTACCGTCACGGACGATCTGTGCGTAGGCGTTGCCCCACAAGAGCAGATGACACATCAGTGCTTCCCAGAACGAGAATGAACTCATTTCGGGATTTGGCTGCCGGTATAGTATTTTATACAGCGGATGATCGGTCGCTCGTTCCTTATCCTCGCCGTCACCTGTATATCTGTACAGATGCAGCGGAAGTCCTGCAATCGTATTGGACAGTAGTCTCACGCATGCATAAACGGTAACGATCTGCATTGCGGTACGTTCATCCACACGCTCTCCGCTGTGCGTCATGCCGAAAACGAACAGGTTTCCGGAATCACGGACATTGTCCTGAATATCCGGCAGTTTCGGTGCGTCTCTCGGCTTATTGAAGCCGAGCCAGTTTCGTAAGCCCATCTGCATCCCTCCTATAAGACGATCAGGTCATGATCGGGTTCATCATAGACACTGCCTTCCAATTCATGGCGAATACATCTGTCAAGTGCCATGATCCATGCGACAATGCCGTCGATTTTTTCCGTACTTTTCTTTTTACTTGGTTTTATATTCTCCGCCGCATCAATTTCTGCAACTACATTGCCAGCCATCCAACGGAGAACCGGGTTGCCACCATGAATAAACATTCCACCGAGCAGCAGTTTATACAGCTCTTTCATCGGCGGGGACATATCCTTGAAGCCCATGCCCATCGGCACAACGGTGAATCCGTCACCCTGCAGGTCGGTGATAAGCTGTGTAGCGTTCCATCGGTCGGCGGCAATTTCCTTGATGTTGTATATCGTGTGCAGTTCGTTGATTGTTTTCCGCACGAAATTGTAGTCTACCACATTGCCCTCTGTGATATGAAACAGTCCCATGCGTTCCCAGACATCATAGGGAACATGGTCTCGGCGCACACGCAGGTCAAGTGTTTCCCTCGGCAGCCAGAAATGCGGCAGAACGATGTATTTATCGCCCTCATACAGCGGAGGAAACACCAGAACAAAAGCCGTGATATCCGATGTACTGGAAAGATCCAGTCCTGCGTAGCACTCCCGTCCACGGAGTTTTTCAAGGTCAATTGGAAGGTTGCCCCTGTCGTAGATATGCTCCGGAACCCACGCCACCGCACTGCCGACCCACTGATCGAGCCTAAGCTGACGGAATACATTTTCTTCCGCAGGATTTGTCAGTGCCTCACGGTGGGCATCCCTCACACGGTCAATTGTGATCGTGTATCCGAGGGACGGGTTCGCCTTATACCATGATTCCTCGGAATTCCAGTCGTCTCCGTCATCCAGACCGTAAATGACCGGATAGAAAGACGGATCGATGCGCCGCCCTTCGAGGATATCTTTTGCCTTGGTGTGGTATTCATAGCAGATGCTGTTGCGGTCAGTGCCGGCTGTGGTGATCAGGAAGTACAGCGGCTGAGTACGGGCATCACCGGAGCCCTTTGTCAGAACGTCCACAAGATCACGGTTCGGCTGAACATGAAGCTCGTCAAGCACAAGCCCTGATACATTCAGACCGTGCTTTGTGCCGACCTCCGCCGAAAGCACCTGATAGAACCCGACATTGCTGTAATTCACAAGACGCTTTGTCGCCGCCATGATCTTGGAGCGTTTCAGTAGTGCAGGAGTCATTTCGACCATGCGTTTTGCAACATCGAATACAATGGATGCCTGCTGCCGTTCCGCTGCTGCGCCGTATACTTCGGCAGACGGCTCGTTATCAGCATACAGCAGATACAGTGCTATTGCCGCCGCAAGCTCGCTGTTGTGCGTTGGTACCATTGAGGTTCCTGCGAGATATTGATGACTCGGACTGTCCACCTGAATACACTGCATTTTTACAGGATGATCTATCGGCTGAATATCCAGCAGATAGTGGTAGCAAGGGTTATTGCTGTGAGAGATATCCCAGTTTCGCAGAATGTCCTCGTTCGATGTTTCAGGGCATTTACTTGAAATGATTTTTATTTTAGTGTGCATCCCGAAAATCTCACGAGTTGAAACGATTTGTTCTGTCTTATCAATTTCGATATTCCACAGATGCCGTTCCCCGGCAATGATTGAAGAGCCGTCTTTGAAAGTTAACTTGTAGGCTTGCTCTGTATCATCCACAGGGCTTTTCACCACAACATGACACGGCTTACCGGTTTCGTCAAATACAGTATCTCCGACTTTCAGATCACCCATATTTGTGAAACCGTCAGGAGTCGGTATCGGCGTATCCAGAGCGAGCTGTTTGCCATTTTTCTTGGGTATCTCAACATAGGCGGTACGGAACTGCCGTGTATCATCTTCTTTGACCACACCGAAAATATCCCGGATGATCTGCTCCTGCCACGGAAGCAACCAGAACGGTTTACCTGCCCAGCGGCCTTTGGTATGACATAGGTTTTCAATAAAACGCACGGCTCTGTCTGCCTTTGCCGCATCGTAATGGGAATCCGGCAGCATAAACCGTGTGGGCTTATAGTCTTTCAGCTTCGGATAGTTTGCCGGTCTTTCCCTTGCTTTTGCTGTTTTTGCCATCAGTTTCCTCCCAGAAGTGCATCCATATCGTCAACGGCAGCGTCCTTCATATCTGCACCTGCGGTGATCCTGCTTCTTGCGGCAGGAGTCAGACCGAACTGCTCTGCGATCTTGTTCATGATCTTCAGATAGGTCTGTGCGATAGACACCTGCGGTACAGTTTGCCAGTAACCTGATTTTGTTTTTACAATCGTGCCGTGCTGTGTCATAAACTCTTCGGCTTCCTTCCAACGGGCGTATGCCTGACAATAGGATGCGAATGCCGCCTGATCGACTTCGGTCAGCACACCGATCTGTTCGAGCTGCTTGGAAAGCCTGCGCCATTCCTTTTTTGCTTCTGGTTCCAGCCATTTCGGACACGGAGGCGCTTTGCGTTCTGGCTTCGGTTCATCTGCGTTCAGCGGTCGCTTGCCGGGATTGCCTTCCAGTTCCTTGATTGCAGTCGGCTTCGGTTTTCTGCCTCTCTGAGCCATCCGCATCACTCCTTCCTTGAAAATTGGGATAAAGAAAAGAGCCTACGAAATCGTAAGCTCTCATCTATGTATTTTGTTCCGCTTATTTCAGCACATCGTTCATGAGCCTTGCGCCGTCCCGGAATCCTTCGGAGTAATTCTGCTCCATTTCAATGGAGGAAAGCTGTGCCTGCAATTCGTATATTTCCTGCAACACTGCATTATCTTCCTCCGACAGCCGCTTCTCCAGTTCATCCCGCAGTCGGCTGCATTCATTCAGCAGGTCTTGATACTCCTTATTATCCTGACCGACGATGTGTGTAGGACCCAGCCGCCCACGGTATATATCGCTGATTGCTCCCATGTTTTCACCCCCTTTCGCAGCGGAGGAAAGAGCAGAGGGCAGCCCTTCGGCTGCCGTGCCCGCTTGCTGCTCAGTTGAACTTTTTCAGAGCATCTCAAGTACTGCCTTGGTGTCTTTGTCTGCGGCGTCGATGTCAAGTCCTCGGTCATAATTGAAAACTGTTCTGCCGTCCCGCTCGATCCAGATCTTTGAGGCTCTGCCCTCATCGTATCCGAATTCGCTGGGCTCCTCGAAATGCTTGACTGCGTATCTGTAAGCCATTCCGTTGTAAGTGATGATATCCTGAGTCCACATAGTGTTTGACCTCCGCTTTTCGTAGTTTCGGCTCGGTTTCCCTTGCCGTTGTACACAGTATAACTCTGAATGAAAAATATATCAAGCGGCTAAACTACCAGAATGTGCATGGCGATTTTTCGCCGGTTGTTGTGTACATTATGGGAGCAGTCCCGAAGAACTGCTCCACTTTTTCATTCGCCGTAGTACTCATCGATGTGCTGCGTGCCATCCTCCTCGGTGACCACACTTGGGAAGCGAACCTTGTGTCCCTGTTCGGTCATGATGCCTGCGGCAAGGTCGGCTATCTCACCAAGAAAAGCCATGTCCCACTCAAGGTCGGGGTTCTCGGTCAGCACCTTGCAGAACGCAAATGCTGCCTCGTAGATCTCATCGTTCCGGTCTGCCTGCGCATCGCTCAGTTCCAGTTCCTCGCCCTCGGCAGTCGGCTGTGTGTTTTTGATTTCTTCCATGTAAATGACCTCCATTATTTGTATTCGGTCGGCTTTGTGCCTTCCGTTGTGTCACATATTACCATGATCTGCAAAACTAATCAAGCGGCTAAATGTACAGAACAAAAAGGACGTATTTCTTCGGGAATTGTTCATTATATGTCTTTCCCTAAAACGCGCCTGAACGCGCCGTGTGGGGCGGCATTCCGCATGGGCAAGTTATCCGAAGCGATGCCGATAGCCGCCACACGAACGAACGTGGCGCAAATCAGCGGAGCCTTATTCGTATCTCGGAATAATCGTAACCGACCGCATCAAATATCTTTTCTTTCAGAACATTGATAAGAGTATCCGTTGCGAAATGCCCTTCAAAGAAAATGCCGTCATCGACCATGATTGGAGCATCCATGCTTTCCGGAGTTGAAGAAAGGAGCTTCCTTTGATTGCCGTAGACCTCATCACAAAGGCTGATAAGTTCGTCGTGCTTCTGTTTGTTGCAGTCTGCCAAAAGTGCTTTGACTGCATTTCGCCATGAATTTACATTAGTAACATGGTTATCGGCGAAAATCACTTCTTTTGGCTTCGTTGTTTTGAATACACTCGCATCCATTGAAAAGTACACAGATGCGGTCGCTGCTGCCTCGATACCATTTTCGCTCCGAATTCGATTGATAAGTTCATCGTAATCGTGATCGATAAGAGTGTGCATTCTTCTCCTTGATGCTTCCGCATCGTTGATTAGTTTCTGGCATAAATCTTCCATATGTATTCCTCCTGTTTTGGTGCCGCCCCTCCGAAGAAGGGCGGCTACTGTTTTCAGATGTCGCCGTTTGCACAGTAGTCTTCGAGATCCTGCGCATCCACTCTGATGCCGTCGCTCTCCCAGTCGAGAACCTGATCCTCAAGGTACTGCGGATCGTAGCCGTACTCCTTGGCAATGCGGTTCAGTTCCTTCTTCGTGATGTTTTTCATGTTCGTATCCTCCGTTTTTTGAATTCGGCAGGGCGTTTTCCCTTCTGTTGTACACATATTAACTCTTTTTCCGCACATTATCAAGCGTGAGTAATCACGATCATTTTGCAGTGTTTCCGAGCTTATGCGGGCAGTATGTACATTCAGAATGTGTAGCTTGCGGAGCGTTCAAAGGCATCGTACAGGTACTTCGGGTCAAAGCCGAATGTGCGGTATCCCTTCACACAGCCGTAAAGGTATCTTCCTGTCGGAATGCCGAATCGGCGGTACTCGTGCATGATGTAAATGAAGGCAGTTGTCTTGGTCGTTCTGCCGCTGGAGAAGCGTTCAACGGGAAGCCGCATCTCTTTCTTGTAGTAGTATGTGGGGCATCCCTCGCAGCGGTCAAGGTTTCTCTCATCGGCAGCACTGACCTCCCACACCGCAAGCGGAACGCATCCTCCTTTCTTCTTTTCGATGGTGAGGTATGCGCCCGTTTTGCTGACCTTGAACAGCAGCTCGTATCCGAGGAGGAGTGCCGTTCCGACTGGCTTTGCATCAGGGCATCGTGCCTGCATCTGTCCGTAGTTCATGTTGCTGCCGTAGGCGAGGTAGTATCTTTTCTTGCTCATGGTTTTCGTTCCTTTCTTTCGGGCATCTGCCCGTTTCGTTAGGAACATGATAACTCTGAATGAACATTTTATCAAGCGTGAGTAATCACGAATGTACTCCCTTTTATGCAGGCCATATTGTGTAGATCATGCCTTGCCCACAAACGCACACGGTTGCGCCGTGTGGGGCTTTGGCGGATATGGCATCCGTATGCGTTTCTTCCTGCATCCCCGCCACAGGGCGGCTCTGTGCCGCCCCGGTGGGGCATCCGGTTTATCTTCCGGACATCCATTCCCATTCTCTTTCGCAGGCGTCTTCGTAATCCGCATCGAAAAGTGCATCGTCGTCGATCCATTCGGTTTCGTAGTCGATGTCCTCGATTCCGTCGAAGGTCGTGCCGTTTGCGGCGGCATCTTCTTGTGCAAGGCTGCCGGCGTTCTCCTCAATCCAAGCTCTGAAGTCCTCTGCGTCGAGGCCGTCCTCGTTCTCAATCTCCAGTTCGTAGCCCTCTTCCTCAGTGTCGTACCAAAGGATCGTGGCGCTTTTAATTGCCTCGCGCTCGTTCCAGTCGTCTCTGCCTGCCATTGCTCTTGCCTTTGCCAATCCGTAGCTGATCATTGTGTTTTCCTCCGCTTTTCGTTGTTTTCGGTGGGCTTTGCCCCTTCCGTTGTGTACATATTAACTCTTTTAGCCAATTATATCAAGCGGCTAAATGTACAGAAGAAAAACGGCGGATTTCCGCCGGGATCGTACATATTATGACAGGTAAAAGAAACGGCAGAAGAGGAGGGCAGAGCCGAAGCCCTGCCCCTTGGTGGTCATTCGACGATGTGCAGCACCACCATGCCGTTCGGTGTCGGGATGAAGATCTCAGGCTCCCAGAAAAGTGCCTTGTACTTTTCAATCTGCTCATCGGTCAGCCCAGTGAAATCTTCAAAGCCCAGTCCGCAGACGAAAAATGTGCCTTTGATCGGTCCGTACTTCTCGACTGTTCTGTTCCATGCAAGGTCATCACGGAAAAGCCCTTCTTCGTTCACAATGACTCCGATCTCCTCGGGAAAGGGGTAAATGGCTTGGATCAGGCCATCGACCACAGCCTGCAGATTCTCAAGGGTGTGTTCGATGTCTTTAACGTAGGGGTGCTTGCCGGGTTCGCATACCAGAATTTTCATGTAGATTCGCTCCTATTTTATGATTTCGCTTCGCTTGCGGTAGTCACATAATACCGTCTTTTCCGAGATTAGTCCACGCCTTTTCGCAAAATAAATGTGACAAACATGAGCCGATAAAACAGGCGGAATTGTACATCGCACAGGACGTGCACAAACGCGCCGTGTGGGGCGGTTTTCCGCAGGGGCAAGTTATCCGCTGCCGCCTTGGGAAACCGCACACGGAGCGACGTGGCGGCTTATTCCGCCCTCTGCCGTGCAAGTTCCACCCTGAGTCTTCTCAGATCGCAGAGCATCTCGAAGGATCGTCCGTACTGCTCCATGTATGCGGCAATGTCGTAGTCGGCACAGCACAGAAGTTCAAACTTGTCGGTTACGCCGTTTTTGCCGACCGTGAACTTTGCCTTTCGGGGAAACTGCCGATCAAGCGTCCCTTCAAAACCGTTTTTGTTGAACCATTCGATGGCGTACATTTCCTCGTTGGAAAGCACCCTCGTTGCTTTAATGAGGTCAATCAATGTTCTCCCTCCAATCCCCGTATTCTTTCAGGTAGGCATTCACCCGGTCGCCGTAACCCATTTCGGTAAGCTCCTGCGGTTCAAGGACTTCCAGAAGTGCCTCCATTGCGATTCGCTCTGGAAGCATACCGTCAGTTGAAAAGTTGGCGATGATTGCGGTCAGGCTTCTGACCTGTTCGTATGTATCCATGATTCTTCCTCCTTGTTTCGGCTTATGCCCTTCCTTATTTCAGGAAGGGCTGTGCCGGTGTGTTTTTACTTGCTTTTGCGTCCTGCTTCGTAGGCATCCTTGAGGGCGGCCTCCAGCCCTCCGACCGAAACCTCGATGAAGTCCTCGCTGTCACTGTGGCGGGTTTCAAGGTCTCCGCGCTCCTGCACCGTGATCAGGTGCTTGGCGGCGATCTCGAAAAGCTTCTTGTCGATGCCGGTCAGCGGATGCTCAGCTCTTTGAATTTCACGCTCGTACTTGGTGATTGCCGCATCTACATTTCTGATTGCCTGCGTTCTGGAAATGCCGTAGATTGCGAAGCAGTCATCCTCGCTCATCTGCTCGGTCGTTGTTCTGCCGTTTTTCAGAACCTCCAGCATTCTTTTGGTTTCCTCTAGCTTTTTCTTGGTCATGGTGGTTTACCTCCGTGTTTTGTATTCGGTGGGCGTTCTGCCCTTCCGTTGTGTCACATATTACCATGATCTTCGCAGGAAAGCAAGCGGCTAAATGTACAGAACAAAATCGGCGTATCTTCGCCATTTGTTGTACATTCTACACTATGCCGGGGTCAGCCCCGGAGGGCTGAAGATCAGCCCTCGTCCGGCGGCAGCCATGCCCCTTTCTCCTCATCGAAAAGGTAGTAGTAAGGGATGCCCCAGTCGGCTCTCATCAGGGAAACGATGCTCTTGTGTTTGACCGCAGGCTGCATCGGCTCGTTGCGGTCACGGTGGTAGGCTACCGTCACGCCCTCGGCAGGCTTCTCGAAGCTGTGCGGCTCGTCGGCATTGGGGGCAATGCGCTCGCCGAGGATGCTGATGTCTCCGAGGGCAAGCAGTGCCTTGACCTTTTCGGCGGTGTCGTAATGCTCAGTCAGGATAGGCATTTGGTGGTCGGGGTAGCCGTCCCAGTGGCAGTAGATCGTTTCCGTGGTTCCGTCCTTATGCAGGATGCCGATTCTTGAATTGGTACTCATGTTCTTTTCCTCCGGTTTTTGTATTCGGTAGGCGTTCGCCCTTCCGTTGTGTAGCATATTACCATACCTTGCCGAGTATATCAAGCGGCTAAATGTACAAAACAAAATCGGCGTATCTGCGCTGTTTATTGTACACATAGCCAAGTAGGACAACAGCCCCCGAAGGGGCTGTATCCGATCGTTCTTATCCGAAAAGGTCTGCTCCGAACATCTCAGCGTTCATTCTGCGCTGTGCCATCAGGAACGCACCGCCGTAGTTCTTGCAGTGCTTTTCGTAGCCGTCCGCATCCATTTCCCTGAGAAGGTCATCCGGGAATTCGTAAAGCGGGTAACGGCAGAAACCGCTGTATCCGTAGACCGGCTCTCCGTAGCGTTCATATTGCTTTGCACCGATGCTCTGCAGGAATTCTTCTGCGGTCGGATTGTTGTTGGTGTCAATGAAGGCGCAGTTGCGCGGGAGCAGTGTGCCGTTTCCGATGCTGCTACCGATGTTGACCGAAAGCACTGCATCGAACTCGTCATCCTCTGCGGCTGCGGTGATCGCCATGACCATCGGGTCGGAAGCGTAGTCTGCGATGCGGAAGTGAACCCTGAAGCCGTTCATGTCGTAGTAGTTTTCCATTTTTGAATCCTCCAAAAGAATGTAATTCCGAGGTTTTCCCTTCGGTAGCGACATTATAACTCTGATCTCGCACGATAGCAAGCGGCTAAATGTACAGATCATAATCGGCGTATCTGCTCTGTTTGTTGTACACATAGCCATGCGTGGCGGCAGCCCCCGAAGGGGCTGCACTGTTTCGGTCAGGCTTTCAGTTCAGCTTCGGTCATGATGCGGAAGTTCTTGTCCTGCCAGAAGGAAATGTAAACATCGTAGCGGACTTCCCATTCGCTTTCGTAGTACTCATCGGCTTCCTCATCGTACTCCTCGCAGGTCTCGACCTCGGTGTAGCTGTCGATCTCGCTCTGCTCAAAGCCCTCGCCCCAGCCGTCGCTGTACTGCCCGGTGAGGTATTCCTTGAGCTGCGCCGTGTCGTCGTCCGTCCAGTCATCGTCCACCTCGCAAATTGCAACTCCGTAGAGCTTTCTGCCGATCCACTCGGCATCCATCCTGACCTTGTGCAGCTTCTTGTAGTAGGTTGCACCGTGGTAGTCGTCGGCGTACTCGGCAAGGTCGGTGTCGTCCTTTTCAAGCGCCTCGAAAAGCTCGGCGGCGTACTCCTCGGCGGGTGCTGTGAAGCAGTTGCTCTCGCTTGCAATCTGTGCGATCAGGGTGTTGTAAATCTTCAGTGTTTTCATGGTGATTCCTCCGTTTTGGTGAATTCCGGTGGGCTGTGCCCGTTCCGTTGTACCCATATTACCGTCACTGGCGAGAATTATCAAGCGGCTAAATGTACAGATCATTTCGGGCGTATCTGCGCCGTTTTCTGTACATATTATGCCATGCCCGCAGGAGGCTCACAAACGCACCGTGTCGCGCCCGGAATTCAGCCGACAAATAAGCGGCGCAGAGCCGTAAAGCCCCACACCGCCCGTTCTGCGCCCCTTATTCGGGAACGTACTTGTCGTGAATGATTCCGAGAATCTTGTCCTGTTCTTCGATGCTGATGCCCATGCTTTCGAGGGCTTCTCGCGTTCCGCAGTCGGGGCAGATCAGCGTGTCGTTGTCGTATCGGGAAAGGGCGGGACGCTCGGTGTAGGTGCGTCCGCACTTGGGGCATGTACGCGGTTCATTCATTCTTTCTTTCATGATGCTCACTCCTTTGTGCTTTTTTCGTAGGCTTCGTCAAGGTACTTCTCATCGAATCCGAAGTCGCGGTAGCCTTCCTTGCAGGTTCGGATGTAATGCGGAGAAGGTCTGCCGAGCGGATTTCTCTCATGCATGATGTAGACGAAGGCGGGAAGCTCCCTGACTGTTCCGTCTGCCGTTCTGACCTCGACCTGCATCTCCTTGCGGTAGTAGAAGTTCGGGAAACCCTCGTAGGCATCAAGGCGGGCTTCATCTTCTTCGGTCACTTCCCACACCGCAACCGGAACCTCGCTACCATTCTTAGGCTCGATGGTGAGGAAGGCACAAGCTTGGCTTCCTTTGTAGAGCAGCTCGTAACCGGGGATCATCGCCGTTCCGATGGGCTTTGCCGTAGGGCAGCGGAACCGCATCTGATGGATGTTCAAGTTCGAGCCGTAGGCTAAGTAATACTTTTTCATGTACATCTTCCTTTCTGTTTTCCACCCTTGCCTCCCGTAGGAGGCAGGCGGCTTTGGTTTCAGCGGTCGTTGTGGCTGAGAATCTCGGCTGCGTTTCCCGACTCGGCGTATCCGCAGTCCCAGATTGCAAGGAGCAACTCGTCCTCGGTTTCGGGCACCTTGATGCTGTAGGTAATCTTCCTTGCGCCATTCTTGTTGAGAAACTCGACGTTCTTTTCAAGGAAGTCTTCGGGGATCTCCTCGGTCGCTCCGTCCCATCCGATGAGTCGAACTCCGTGGCGGCGTAGGCTTTCGATATGTTCTTTGCTGGTCATGTGCAGGGCTCCTTTCGGTGGTTTCCCTTTCGGTAGTGACATATTAACTCTTTTCGGCTCATTATTCAAGCGGCTAAATGTACAGATCATTCCGGACGATTTTTCGCCGTAGATCGTGCATTTTATGACTTGCCCACAAACGCGCCGTGTCGCGCCCTGTGGCTTGGCAGGTGTTCTTGGGTAATGATTCGGAGGATACCCGTCCCGCCCCACACGGGGCAACGTGGCGGCTGTGTGCGCCGCCGTGCCGTTCCGCTTGTGTTTCGCCCCGCAGGGGCAGACCCGTTAAGGTCTGCCGAAGCGGAATCCTGCGTCGCCCGTAAGGTTCTCGGTCAGGGTTTCTCTTGCTGTTGCGAATTCGTCCCCGATGAAGCCCAGTCTCATCAGCCAAGTTCTCATTGCGAACTTTTTGTTTTCCTTCTGCTGTTCCTTGGGGCTTGCGCTTCTGAGGTCCTTTGCCGCCTGGCTCAGTGCGAGGCAAAGCTGAATGTAGCTCTTGAGCTTGCCTGCGTGGAGGCCGTTTTTCTTGCCGCCCGAAGGAGGCGCGAATTGGAAAAGTCTGAATTCAACCGTGCCCTTTGTGAAGGTTGCGTGGAGGTTGAGCATGTGGTATCTGCTGTCGTTGTAGTGGTGGGTTCTGCCGTAGTTGCATCCCTGCGAACCGTACCAGATGTCTGCAAGCTGCGCCATCGTTCTCGGCTTTTTGTTGTTGAGCTGTGCGAGGAAATTCGGGTTGACCGTTCTGCAGTAGCGGTTCATTCTGCTGCTGTCAACTTTGATTGCTTCTGCAATCAGTGTTTCGTGGCTTGCCATCAGGTTTGCGAGGTTTCTGAGGCTCTGCGGTGTGTGTCCCTGTGCGCCGATGTGAATGTGAACTCCGCATCCTCTTGTGTAGTCGCTCTTTGCGCCTGCCTTGCGAAGTCTTCTCACAAGCTCCTGCAAGGTTTCGATGTCTGCGTAGGTCAGGATCGGGGTGACCGGTTCGCACTTTTCGCTGTCGGGGCCTGCGATGCTGACGTCCTTCTGGAATTTCCATTCTCTGCCCTGTGCGTCCCATGCGCTGTAGGTTTCGTAGCCGTTGCGGCTGGCTGTGTACTCGGTGCGGTCGGTGCCGAAGAACTCGGCGGCGAGCTTAGCGGCAGCCTTGCGGGTGATGCTGTTCATCTCGATCTCAACCCCAATGGTCTGCTCCTTCATTCTTGCAATCTGCTGTGCGGTCTTCTCAGTCATTTTTGTATCCTCCGAATCGTTTTTTTCGGTGGGCGTTTGCCCTTCCGTTGTGTCACATATTACCGTCTTTCGGAGGATATATCAAGCCGCTAAATGTACAGATCATTTGAGTGTATTTTTCTCGATTCTCTGGTGATTTTACATACTTGATATCCTTGACTTTTTATGGTAAACTTGGATACGATGGAATAGGGTCTCTTATTTTTCGGAGCCCCCATTGCGGTCAGAAATCACAGTGAAATCATCGACACCTTCTATAAGGGAAAGGCTTCTTCCGTTCTGCCAGCGCATATGAATATTGCCTGCGTCATCGACCATAGTAACCTCGCCGATTGTTCCCGGCGGCACAGGTGCGAAAGGGTCATCCATATTGATAAGGCGGATCAGGGTACCTGCGGGATAACGCTCCCGCAGGCTTTTCAATTCTTTTTCATTCGGAAACTGCATCGCTGTCTTCCTCCTCGTTGGTATGTTCCGTTTTCTGAGCATCACGCTTTGCCTTCTGCTTTGCTTCCCAGCGTTCACGCTCTGCGTCGTTGCGGAAAGCGGAATGCCCTGAAAGATTCGCCATCAGGCGTTTGCGGTCTTCCTTGTATTCAGCTCCGTTCATACCGAGGCGGATGAGCCAGACACGGAAGGCATATTTTTCGTTGCTGTCATCGACATCCTTTGCCTGCACCCGCTTCTGCGTCATTGCCATGCTGTTCATTGCGGCGGCAAGCTTCATATAGGTCTGCACCGTTTCGGCATCGGCCGCTTGACCGAATCCGTCAAAGGTGATTTTCTCGCTGTCGAGCGTGATGCCGGTCAGCGGCGGATTGGTCTCGCCGTACTCTCTGAGAAAAGCGATCAGCTCGTGGATGCTGCGGAACTCATGCTCACCGAGGGCATCGATCAGCGCCTTGTCTGCGGAGAAGTTTCCGCCGGTCGCCTTGCTGAGTAGTGTCCCTCTCGAATGGATCATGCAGATGAGGTTCATCAGCGTCTGCACCGTATGTTCCGCAATCGGCAGGCTGATGCTTGCGTTCAACGGAAAGCCGCTGTTCTGTTCGGAAGGCTCGTCCTCAGTGGCTTCTTCCGTGTCGGAAACGATGGTCATGTCGATTTCTACATAATCCTCAGTGGGTTCCTCATTTTCTGAATCGGCTTCTGTTCCTTCCGGCGGTGTGATGGTCTCGCTGTCGTAGCCTGCTTCTGCAAGCCCGTTCAGGAACGTCTCCACGATCTCCATGTCGCTGCGGTCGCTGAAGCTGAGAACCGAATCCTTGCTCAGCGTGAAGAAGTCAATTGCGTAGGCGCAGCTCGGAACGCCAAGGTATGTGACCTCTGCTCCGGTTAGCTCTGCAATTTTCTGCGCCAGTGCCTTGCGCTGGCTCTTTTCAATATTGAATCTGATTTCCATATTATAACCTCTGTTTTTACTGCCGCCCCTCAGCCTTGTGCGTTGGGCTGCGGCGTTTTCGTAGTCACATATTACCGTCTTTTGCCCCGGAATGCAAGACTGTAAAACGGAGAATGTACAGGGAAGATATCCTGCTATGTTTGTGCATATCACGGATATCCTCCGAAGAACAGCTTACATAGTATCAGTCTGTTCACAATTTGCTGCATGAGGCTCGTAAACCTGTGCCACCCATGCAATGCCGGAGAGGATGAAATAAGGAATCGGGAGTGAAATCCCGTTATGTATAGCTTTACATAACGGTGTTTATCTTGGAGTTGTATATTATGTGATGTGTGGTATAAAATGGGCGGTAGATAGCGGAATTGAGTAAAAGTACTCAACATAATATATAGAGTACTCGGAGAAGAATAGAGAGGCAGATCGATTATAGACCTGCCTCCTCTATGCTTATTTAGTACCCTGAGAACCAAAATTTTTGAGCCAATCCATCATATTCTTACTTCTTTGCCATGATGGAATTTCATGAACGGGCGAATTCTTAACCTGTTCCAAAGCTTTACGCTTCATTTCAAGACTGGAACGAGCATAGATTCCCGTTGTTTTAATATCTGAGTGTCCCAAAAAATCGCGCACACTAATCAAATCGTTATTTGATTCATAGATGTGCATCGCCTTTGTGTGGCGTAAAAGATGTGGATTTATCTTCGGTGGTATTGTAGAATCAATCATTGAAGCCATTTTAGCGTACTTGTTCAGAATATAAGTAATTCCTGCTCTGGTGAGTTTTTGACCATTACGATTTGTAAATAATGGCAAATGACTTTTTTCAGGTGCGAGCATATGAATTTCCGCAAGATAGTTTTTCAGATTTTTAGCCGTTGTTGGAAGAATAGGGACTGTGCGTGTTTTACGCCCTTTTCCGTATATTCTCACATGAGCAGGATGATCTAATCGTATATCTTCAATTTTAAGATCACATATTTCTTGTACTCTTGCGGCGGTATCATATAATAAGCATAGAATAGTTGCGTCTCTTCTTCCTTGACGTGTAGTTGTATTCGGTTGACGCAATAACACTGAAACAGCTTCCTTTGTAAGTGGCTGTATTGCTGTTCGTTCAGTTGTTTTAACTGGAATTGCTAAAATTCTCTGGAAATTAAATAAAAGGCGCGGTTCTTGTGTTTGCAGATACTTGGTAAACGAGTGAATTGCCGCAAGCCTTTGATTGCGAGTATTAACACTATTATGTCGGCTTGTTTCAAGCCAAAGCATAAAGCAATCAATTAGTTCAGGTGTGAAATCTTTCAAAGTGATTTTTTCAATGTTTTTCTTTTCTACATCTTGATAATAGCTAAGCAATAATCTGAATGTATCACAATACGATGCAATTGTGTTTGGACTTAGGTTTTTTAATTCTGGTAAGTAATGAGATAGGAATTTGGTCAAATGCATGGAAAAATCAGTTGTCCTCATCAGGCACCTCCCATGTAGGAATTGTATCTCCCAGATATTTTGACTCATTTTCCAAAAATTCCGGATAACATTCGGCTGTTAAATGGAGATATACTTGCGTTTTGGACATATTGTAGTGACCTAAATAAGCTGATAAATATGGCAGTGAATTAACAATATCCCCCTTAGATTTTTTTAACTTCTGCATAGCCCTAACAGCAAAAGTATGCCTGAGATCATGAACTCTGGGTCCATATCCACGCCCTTTATGCGCAATTCCGCAGTACCAAAGTGCGTCTCGAAACCTATCATAAATAACATTTGTGTGATGAGCATTACGACGTGCATTGGGGAAAAAATAATCCTCATTAGAACTACCTTCATGAACATCTCTAAAATACTGTTCATATTCCTCCCATAAACTGTCGGAAAGCGGGACAAAGCGCTGCTTGTTATGTTTGGCTGCACGTACTGTCAGTACGCCCTTCAATATATCTACATCCTTGACCTTGAGGGCGGCAGCTTCACCCGCGCGCAGTCCGCAACAGATTAATGTTTTGAATAGCAACGGATAAACTATGTGAGCAAGCGGATATTGTCTGCTCGGCTGCATATTTTCAAAATAATTGATGATTTGAGCTAATTCTTTATCTGTGAAGATATAGGGGATGAAATCAGCATCGTCTCGGGATGAAATAGAATAATCAGGATAATATGCGTTATAGCCCATTCTTTGAAGATACTCAGCAAATCGTTTAGTGAAATTCAATCTCCATTTCTGGTTTTTTCGTTTTTCATTCGGTCTTTTCGCAACCCATTTCTCAACAACTTCCTGAGACAAAACAGGAGTTGTTACGCCTTGACTTACAAGGAAGCGATCCATTGTCCAAAAGGTTTTTGCTTCTTTGTCATATTTACATCCCAGTGCCCGTTTTTCCGCAATAAACGAATTAATCTGATCAGCTAAGCCACTCTGATAATGATATATACGATTCATAAAAGCTCACCATCTTCAAACGATAACGCACATTCGCGTAAGGTTTCAATATCTAATCGAATATAATTTACGAGAGAGTCTCTATCTGAATGTCCTAAGAATGAGAAGATTACATCAGGTGAAACGCCTGCATCAAGTAATTTTGTTGCAGCCGTAGCTCGAAGTGAGTGCAGGCTGTGATGAGCTTTCGTAGGTATTTTTACACCCGAGCGTGAAACATATCTCTTAAATGCCGTACCAAATGATTGCAGTTTGTCATAGGGAGGATTCATGCTTACAAATAGGTAATCGTGATCCGTTTCTGGTCTTACCTGCAGATAATCAATAACAGCAGAACCAACTCTCTCAGAAAGGGGCAGGACATTGGGATTATGCGTTTTGCTTTGCTGAAATGAAATTGAGCATATTTCCCAATCAAAATCTGAAACCTTTAATTCACGTATATCTTTACTTCTAACACCAAGTTCAGCAGCAATTAAAATAAATGCGTAGTCCCTCTTACCCTTGACCGATGAACGGTCTACTGCCTCAAGAACAGCTTCTATTTCATCGGATTCCCATATTTTTACCATGCTCTGAGATCCTCCCAGTCGATACTGTGGTACAAAAGATGTCAGGTCTTTATCCGTGTAATTCAACAAATACAAATACGATAAAAACTTCCTTAATCTGCTGAGTTCACAACGCATAGTACTCCTTGCATGGCCGTTTAATGACAGCACATATGATGAAATGTGAGTTTTATCGATTTGCGACAATTTGGTTACTCCGATACTTTGAAAGTATCTCAAAACACCGGAGATGCCTTTTCGCATGGTTAAGCAAGAGCATTCTGAATGCCCAGTTTTTTGAAGGTATTTATCTTGAGCATCAAGAAATTCCATAGCTTCTTGCGACAACAAAGGAAGCGGATTAAGCTCACCCTTCTGCCATCCTCCACGATAATACATAAGATCCAACATTTTGATGCACTGAGTTTTTCGCATAATGGTAGAATCCTTATACTTCGGCTCTCTATGAGTAATTTCCGCAATATACAGATCCTTTAACGAACAAGAGTAATAAGTGTAATCATTCAGATTGCAAAAATTTAGAAATTGCTTCCATGCAAGGGTAACATACTTGCACCTTCTAGGTGAATACCCCTGTTTATGCAATGTTTCCGTTGCATCCATGATCAGCTCTTTCACTGTCATATTCGACAATGCTATCACGTCCTTTCAAGAGAATACTACCACATAATTATGGAATTTACGCGGTAATCTCTCAAGAAAGGAACGATGATTTCAAGGATATTATGTGAAGTAAATTTGCTTTTTACTCTTTATTTATTGCCCAAACAATGCCACACATCACATAATATACAACTCCAAGATAAATACCGTTTCCCCACAGCTTATATTCCGCTGAATCCGTGTACGGATCAGCCAGCCATTTGCGGATCTGTTTCTCGGTTTTCGGCTTGCCCTTGGGATTGGTGAGCTGCCGCCATGTTTTCCAGACCTCCGTCCAGAAAGCGATCTCCTCATCGGAAGGGTCGGAATCGGCAAGTTCGGCGCACCACCAATCAGGAAATCCCTGCAAACGGGCACACTCCACCGGAGTCAGACGGCGCACGATATACACCGGCTCGTCATTCGGCAGGTCATTCACAAGCGGCGGATCCTTCCAGTCGGATGCGACCAGCGTGTTTGCCTGTTCATGTGCGGCTACCGTATGATGTGAGTTTTTGCTTGTGCTGTAGTGGTCGGCTTCGGGAACTGCCACAGAAGCAGGGCCTCTTGCAACTGCTGCCCCGGCTACACCCTCCGAAACGGAGAAGTGATTATCACGGGAAATGGCGATAGCTTCTGCCGGTGCTGCGACCGCATGGTGGTCTGTCGCATTGAGCGTAAAGCAGACACCTTCGTTGATGCCGTCACCCTGCGGACCGTTCTTGTCGGCTCTGCCGATCATTGAGCCTTGCAGAGAAAATGTTTCGGGCATCACGACAGCCTGCTGATTATCTCCGGCATTTGCACGTAGCGTACCGCTTTTGCCGTCACTGTAAATGTGACCGCCGACTCTCGATGCAGCCCCCGGTTCAAGTGCAACAACAGCGACACCGCCGTGATTCGAATCGGGTGAGCCGTCACCTGTGTCAAGGCATCGGGAGATCTCCGTCTGATAGCAGTGACCTCTTGCGTTTTTCGTACCGTCCGATGTGAAACGTACATCGAATGTCTCCGGCGCAGGAGCGACCACGCAGATACCGCCCTGATTCGATGTGACGGAATTTCCACCGCTCTGGTCAAGCGTTCTGCTTGTAGTCGCCTCATAGAATCCACTGTGCGGATTCTCTGACATCATCGCATTGGAGTGCTTGCTGCATACACCGAAAGCCTTGACCTCCGGCTGAAAAAGCGTCTGGTCATTATGGGTTCCGAGCGTAGCAGATTTGTTGGTCTGTGTCAGCGAACCCTTACCGCCGCCGCTGCAACCCGCCCTTATTTTTAGGGTCACGGGCTCTGCAACAAGCGGTACATTTCCGCCGCCTGTTCCCATTCTGCCTGTAAGCCCCTGACATTTTCCGTCCTCCCGCACCCTGACTCTCGAATCCGCAGGATGATTTTCAATGGGATAGCTCTGAAGCTCCATAGCCGCAGGAACGACACCGGCTCTCAGTGTCGGAGAGACTTCCTCCTCGTAGCCGATGCTTCTTGCTTTTGCACTGTGTTCCGTGGAAAAACCTGCTGCAAGAACGGCAGGATGATTTCCGTGATCCTGAGCTACAAGTGCCAGTGCCTTATCTTCTGTGACACCGACACCCGCCGTGCCCTGACAGTTTACGCAGAGGGTTCCACTTCCAGTGTCAGACCGCCTGCCTGACGTTCCAGTGCCTTCTTCAGCACCTCCGGCAGTTCCTTGCCACGAACGGAAGCCCTGCGGAGTATACCCAGACACGCCTTCGGACTTAAATAATATTTCTCCGGCACTTCCGCCAGCAAAATCTGCGACAAGGTAGATTCTTGCTCTTCGCTGGGGGACACCCCAGTATTGAGCATCGAAAACTCGGTAAGCCACGCTCCATCCGTCTCCCAGAAATACGTCTGATTTTGCCCATCTGTGATTCGCAGGCGCAGGCACCTCGATCCCTTTTTCTTTAACTCCGATAACTGCTTCGAGGACAGCTTTGAAGTCGTTTCCTCCGTTGGAGGAGAAAGCACCGGGGACGTTTTCCCAGATGCAGTATCGCGGATATTGTCCATTTGTTGCATCCCTCATTTCTCTGATGATGCGGATTGCCTGAAAGAACAGGTTGGAACGGTCACCGTCATGGATTCCGGCACGCTTGCCTGCGATAGACAGATCCTGACACGGGCTGCCGAATGTGATGATATCCACCGGCGGCAGTTCTGCACCGTTCAGCTTACTCACATCACCGTAATGCTTCACGCCCGGAAGCCGTCTGTGCGTCACCAGGATTGGGAACGGCTCGATCTCACTGCTCCACTTCGGCTCGATCCCTGCAAGGATGCCGCCGAGGGGAAAGCCTCCCGATCCGTCAAACAGGCTTCCGAGCGTCAACTGTTTGTTTTTCATTTTACCTCCGATCTCAGACGTACTCGATGCGCCTGTCATTTTTCTGAAACACAAGAAAATAACTGTGGTATTTCCGGCTGTGCTTCTGATTTCGCTGCCAGCCTGCGACAAGACGGCTTTTCGCAAGCAGTATAAACAGGTCTTTCGGATAGAAACCGATCCGCACCGCCTCGTTCATGATGAACACATGGCTCATATACTGCTTTCCGCTACTGACCTTGTCCTGACATTTGAATATCAGGATGCCATTTGGTTTCAGCACCCGATAGGCTTCCGTCAGCATATCGCAGTAGCATCTATGCAGACTTTTTTCGTCCGGATATACACCGAAACGTCTGTTGATTACATTTCCTTCCGCACTGGTCAGCGATTTTCCTTTGGTCGCCAGAAACGGCGGATCGAGCATCATGCAGGAGATACTGTTGTCCGCAAGCGGAAGATGCCGAGCATCCGCCTCGGTTACGTCCTCGCACTGAGGATGTATATCAAAACGGAGCGCAGGAGCATCGACTCCGGAATTCCGATAGAAAGCCCCTGTGCTGAATGTAGGATCACAGTTGATCTTTCCCTCCGGCACATGAAGTTTCAGAATATTGCGGATGATCTCTCCCTGATCGTAGCCGATGCTTTTTATAATGTCAGACATCGGTCGCATCCCTGCACAATGAAAGGAAGTCCTGTTTTATTTGTTCCTTGTACGCTTCTGCCACGGCAGGAATCTCATGTGAATACACAGGTCTGCCGATAAGTCCTGACAGATAGCGGTACAAATGACCGAGGTCATTGCCCTTCAGCATAGCGAATCCTGTGTATGCTGTCACGATTGCGCATTCCCGTTTTGTCATCCTGCACCTCCGAGCATCTGCTCACAGGCTTTGGTATAGAAATCCCTGCTGACCTCAAAGCCGTAGCTGTGTCTGCCAAGCTCCCGTGCCGCGCGCAGCGTACTGCCGCTTCCGGCGCAGGGGTCGATGACAACATCACCCTCATCGGTAAATATCCCAATGAGGCGTTTCAGCAGATTCACCGGCTTCTGGCTCGGATGTATTTTCGGGATATCTTTGCCGTCACGCATCCAGTTGAAGTGATCGAAGATCATATGCCGTTTTCCGTCCGCATCGGTATTGCGGAATTTAGGCAGCTTACCCCGATACAGCACCAGTGCATATTCAGTTGCACCCACAATCCGCATGTTTGCCTTCAGCACCTGCGGACTGTAATTCTTCATAAAGCACAAAAACTGGTAGTGCTTAAAGCCGTATTTCTCTGCCTGCCGGATAACCTCCGGTATCTGTTGAAACGCACAGAACACGATCATGCAGGGAGCGTCCTTTTCACCTTTGGATGGCTCTTTTTTGAGTAGTCGGTTACAGAAAGCGAAATACTCAGCAATGTTAAAACTGTAATCCGTATGGAATGCAGCCTTGTGAGCCTTGTTGCTTTCACCGTTCTGATTGTCACCGTCAACATACCAGTCGGGGCGGCTTGCATAGAAATCCGAGCCGATATTGTACGGTATGTCTGCGATGACAAGTTGCGCCTTCGGAATACTGTAGCATTTGAAATTCTGGAAGTTGTCGTGTATGAGAACGCACTTCACATCACTCAACTGCATCACCATCCTGCGGCATCTCAGCGACCACCTCTGCAAACGACAGCTTCTGACCGTCACGGAGAACGTATGCGACCTCGGCGGTCTGTTTCTCCTGACACCATGCAAGATAGCGTTTCACGATGACATCCACGAACTTCGGGTCAAGCTCGATGCCGCGGCAGACACGGTCTGTCTCGCAGCAAGCGATCAGCGTCGAGCCGGAGCCGAGGAATGGGTCGAGGACGATGCCGTTTGTCATGGTGCTGTTCTTGATTGGATACGCCATCAGTGGGATAGGTTTTGTGGTCGGATGGTCGGGACTGCTCTTAGGCTTGTCATACTCCCAGACAGTCGTCTGCTTGCGGTCGGCATACCACTGGTGCTTGCCCTTCTGCTTCCAACCGAACAGGCACGGCTCATGGATCCACTGGTACGGACTTCTGCCGAGGACGAGAGAATTCTTTTTCCAGATACAGCAGCCGGAAAGCTGGAACCCTGCATCCTTGAAAGCCTTTCTGAAGTTGAGTCCCTCGGTATCGGCGTGCCATACATAGATGCTGCCGTCATCGGCAAGGCTGTCATACATACACTTGTAGGCAGCGAGAAGAAAGTTATAGAAATCGCTGTCACTCATGTTGTCGTTCATGATCTTTCCGGCGGTTTCCTCAACATCGACATTATAAGGCGGGTCCGTCAGCACCAGATTTGCTTTCTGTCCGTCCATCAGTTTTGTGTATGTCTCCGCAACTGTGCTGTCACCGCAGATGACTCTGTGCCTACCGAGGATCCAGATATCTCCCGGCTGAGAGAAGGTCGGCTTCTGAAGCTCCTCCTCGACATCGAAGTTATCCTCGGAGACCTTTTTGTCATGAACGGAATTGAAAAGCTGCTCAATCTCCGGCGGGTCAAAGCCTGTCTTGCCAAGGTCAAATTCGCTGTTCTGGATATCCTCCAGCAGTTCAGCGAGAAGGTTCTCGTCCCATGCACCCGTGATTTTGTTCAGTGCGATGTTCAGGGCTTTCTCTCTGACCTTATCGATATCGACCACAGCACACGGTACCTCGGTGTAGCCGAGTGCCATTGCTACGGTCAGTCTCTGATGACCGCCGATGATGGTCATGTCAGCATTGACCACCAGAGGATCGGCAA